CGGTGGACCATGGCGCGAGTCGCGCGACAGTGCTTCCAATCCAATGGAACGGAACGCACTGGATTTTCTTCGATACCTCGTTCTCCGTGCCGACAGCCTAATTCCCCGTGCAGGTTCCCGCAACAACATCCGTTGCGCCAGCTCCGGTCCCGCCGGTGAATACCACGCTGCCGGTGGCCGGGGCCGATTTGACTGGGGCCGCAGCCGTCTGATCGTTGACTGAGCAGACCGGGGTCGCCACGAACACCGGCGAGAACGTCACGGTGCAAGTGGTCGATGCGAATGCGCAAGTGACTGGTACAACTCTGAGTGCATACCCGAAAGGAGCCCACGTTCCCGGACTACCCGCCAAGACGTTCACCCACCCGTAGACGGCGCCGGCCGATACCAGCGTGTTGCGGCAAATATCTCCCAACAACCAAGCTCCGGTGGAAGGCGCGGCGTTGTCGCAGAAGTAGTCCATGTGCTCGTGAACGTTGCTGGCGGAGTACGCGGGCGCCGGGGTCGAGAGGTACGTGTTGCCCAGAACGTCGAGCGATTGCCGGGGAGTCGAGCCGAACTGCACGCCGTTCGTGCCGCCCTGAAAGGTGTTCCCGTGGACTGTTCCGCCGATCGCTCCGAAATAGGCTTGGTTGCCGAGTAGAAGATTGCCGTTGAAAGTGAGATCGAAAACTGTGTTGTCCGACCAAAACGCGAACACCGTATTGGCCTCGAAGAAGTTCCCGGTTACGGTCTGAACATTGGCGTTCTGCATACCCAGCCCGAAACCGCTAATTCCCGCACCGTTGGCCCCAATATCGTTCCCTATGACGCTATCCCCGGTTGCCCCGACGATATTGCCCTGAATGAAGATGCCGGAATAATTAGATGTTCCGGCCACCCCGTTTCCTTGGATCTCGTTGTCGAACACCGTGAAATTGTTCACCTGGTCCAGGTAGACGCCGTGCTTTTGCTGCCCATAAATGATCGAGTTTTGCAGAACCCCGCCGTAGCACTGATAGCAATAGAACCCGTGTCCCCCGTGGTTGGTAATCCAGATCCGGTCAAGATCAATCGTGGAGGAGCCGGTGATGTGCAACCCGTCCGCCGACGCCGAGGTCCCGTTTATCACCAGGTCGGTGATGACGATGCTTTTATTGCCGATGTTGGCGGCGCTTACGGTGTTACCCGTACCGAGGTTGTTGATCTTCGTTCCGTTCCCAAGCTGGTCACCGATCGACCCCTCCAGATAATTCGAGAGCCCGGTGAGCATGGAAATCCCGCCATAGGTGTTGTAGACCCCAGCCAGCGCGAAGACGCGGGATGCCCCGTTCGCCACAATCAGAGCTTCCTGAATTCCCCCGCTATCGCTACCTACCGTATACCCGGCTCCGTGCGCGCCCGAGCAGTTAATAGTGAGCGTCCCGGCGGATGCGCCGGAAATCGCAGTGCCCGGCCCGGCCGTTACGATGTAGCAGGCTTCGGGAGTTCCCGTCCCGGAAACAAACAGAAAGTGCGTATTGGCTCCGCCCGGAGCGTCGTTCCAATTCACCCCGAAGGGCACCGGCGCGAGCGTGATAGTATTGTTTCCGAAAGAGATCGACCCCGAGGGAGACTGCGCGGGGAAATTGTAGTCAGACGCACTCAAAAATGGCTTGTTCCTGACTTGGCTGATCCAGTCTATCTGCTGGGCGCCAGCGACGGCCACAAAAGCAAAAATCGCCTGCAATGTTTTTCGGTACATGGCTGAATTTTAACCCAATGGCGGCAAAAGTGCTAAAATCCCCAACAGGAGAACACCATGGCTCGAATGTCACCGCCCGGTAGCGATTCGGGAATCGCTATGTCTGCCCCCGTTCCGAAAAGCGCACCCAGTGGCCGGATGCCTCCCCCAGGAACGCCGGAAAAGGTTGCTGGCGCGAAGGCCAGTCGAGACGAGGCCGGATTCGTGGGCGCGGAGAATCACTGCATAGACTGTGCCATGTACGATGTCGAAACTGGCGACTGCGCGAAGGTCGAAGGAGTCTTCCAGCCGGACGATGCTTGCGCCAAATTCTTCGAGGCCGTGCCCGATGATGAATCGCAGGAGTCTGGCCCAGACGCCGACGATGATTCTGCCGGGCCTCCGGCTAGTGGGGATGACTCGGGATCATGAGCCTGTGGACAATTCTTCGACAAACCGATAGGATCGCAGCTCTCGAACGCGCGCTCCAGGAGAAAATCTCGCACGAGCGCTCCATGGAAGCGGCCATGAACGACTGCGAGCGTCGATATGAAATCGAGTTAACCCGCCGAATCTCAGCCGAAGCGATATCCGGCGAGCGGCGCGCGGAAGTGGAACGGCTCGTACTGGAGTTGTCCGACTCGCGCGACCAATTCAAGGCGCTGATGTCAGAGCGACTGAGAAGCCTCGACGCACTCAACCTGAAACTGATGGAACCGCGCGCCGAAGAGAAGCCGCCGGACATGGCGCAGTTCAGGCGCTCCGAGGATACTGCCGCCGGAGCGGTACGCTCAATGCAGAATCTCCGAAAAATGAGCGCCGACATGGACATGGCTCTCCTGACGCAACTGCACCCGGCATTCAAGCGCTCCGCAAAACCCCCGGCGCCTACGGCACCCAGCGGCGTTTCTATGAATGAGCCGATGACACCCGAGGTCGCATAATGGAAGTCCTGGGAGACGCCGCGCCGACCCCGACGAAAGAGCAGTTGATCGCCCAGCTAGCCAAACCCATTGCCCGCGTGATGTCAAGCGAGATGGCGGACGAATCCGACATCGACCGCGTATGGATTCTGCGGAAGATCCACAAAGCGAGCCTGTACTATCGGGATTTGCAGAATTTCGCGCCGGCGCTTTACGGTGGCCTGGTGGACGCCACCGGAATAGACGGCTCGATTTTCCCCGGCGGTGGAGACGGCGGTTCCTACGACTACACCCAAAACGACTACCGCGGTTATTGCCGAAAAACGATGGCAGTCCTGGGGACACGCATCCCGAACGCCGTAGCCGTTCCCAACGACCCGTCCGACGAAAAGGATATCGCCGGAGCACGGGCCGCCAACAATGCCGCCATGTACATGCGGCAGCAATGCGAACTTCAGGTTTTGAATCTATGGCTCGTATACAGCCTGTTCAATTTCGGCACGAGTTTTCTGACGATCGAATGGGTGGAGGACTCCACAAAATACGGCTGGAAGGACATCCCGCAAACTGGCACGGAATCAGTGCAACTCGGTGGCGGGTTCCAGTGCCCAGACTGCGGAGAGATGGCCTCTGGAGATGCGCGCCCAGAGTCATGCCCAAGCTGTACCGGGGATATGTCCCAAGCGTCATATCAGGACCCGGCGCAAGCCGATGTCCCGCAGGATCTCCCGCCAACACGCATCCCGAAGGGCGGCATCGAAATTGATTTGACGGACGCAAGCGAGGTAAGCGTTCCGCTCGATACGGACGGACGCAAGGGAGCTTCGGGATGTCTTTGGATTCGGAGAGAACGGGAAGAGCACAAGGCAAGACTTTTGCAGCGATTTGGGGATGCCCTGCGCCAAGCGATCAAGGATGGAGACAGCGCCTTTGAAGAACAATCCGTATCGCTTCTGTACGGCGAGAGTATCCGTTCCTCAATGGCATCGCCAATCGGCGTGGTTCGTCCGAAGCGCGAAAATCGCTGGTCGATTATCGAGGAAGATTGGTCTCCAGCCATGTATGAAATGGTGGCAGAGAAGGCTGACCGGCAACTCCTGAAAGAGAACTTCCCGGACGGCCTTCGGATCACGGCAATAAAGGGTCACGTAATCGACCTGGAGAATCGGGTAATCTACGACCACTGGCAAGAATGCCAGCCGGAGCCCACCAGCCGGATCATGTGCGAGCCGCTGGGCGAGGATTGGATTCAATTCCAGGATCTGTCAAATGACATCCTGAATCAGTGCCAGCAAAACATCGCGCGCTCGAATGAACCCGGCATTGCGGACCCCACTCGCGTGGATATGGACGCCTGGGCGCGGCGCCGCGACAATCCAGGCGATTTGATCCCAGCCGTTCGGCCCCCTGGGGGAACTTTAGCAGATTTGATTTACCGGCTGCCGCCTTTGACCTTTTCCGAACAGATCGCTCCGTGGTTCTCGCAATTGGAACAAAAGGCTCAGGACCGTACCGGCTTGACTCCAGTTATTTGGGGCGGCGCTACCGACGATCCTACGGCCCGGCAGAGCGAACTGAAAACGAACGCAGCCATCCGGCAACTCTCCATCACTTGGGTTATGATTGGAAGATGCTGGGAAGGCACCTACGAAAAAGGGTGCAAGCTATTGGCCGAACATGAGGATGGTGTCCTGGCATTCACCAGCCAAACGGCCAATAAATACGGGAAATTCGATACGGTCACTCTGGCGATCCAAGACCTAAAAGAGGGGCACTATCACTTCGAGGCCGATGAAGCCGTGCCGATGACGTGGGGCCAGCGGCGCGATCTCGCAATGTGGATGATGGATAAATCTCCCGAAATCCTGAAGGCTTTTGGGTTTGACGATCCGCTCAATATCCCCGAGATCAAGGAATTGCTGGACATGCCGGGCATGCACATCCCCCACCTCGACCAGCGCGATAAGTGCATGGATGTGATCGGGCGCTTGGCGTCCAAGGAAGCGCAACCGGGTCCAGCGAACCCGGATGGATCGCCGGGGCCGAAACAGCCTTCCGTCCAGCCGGAGTGGGAAGACGATTTCGATTTCTGCGCGAAATTGGTTCAGCAGTATCTGGTTAATAATTTCGAGCTGGAGCAGGGCAACCCGAACGGCTACGAGAACCTGCAACTGTACGGGCAGGCGTGCCAGAAAAAGGCTCAAGCGCCGCCGCCGAAGCCGCCGATCAAGGCCAGTGTGTCGGTTGCTCTCAAAGGATCGGATCTCGGATCTCCGGCGGTTACCGAGGCGCTGGAGAACGCCGGAATCGAGCCGCCCGGAGTGCAGGCCGTGATCCAGCCGCCGCAACCGAAGCCAATGCCGGTCCCAGTGCCGGCGCCGCCCGGCGGGATGCCGCCCAAGATGCCACCGCCGCCAGTACAATAAGTCATGCTGAAAGAATTTATCGCCAAGATCCTTACCGCGCTCGCCATTCACCCGGCGTTGCGCGGCGCGACCGCATCGCAAAAGATCGGCGCTCCGCTGCCGTCGCTGGCACATCGCGACCATTTCGATGAATCCGAGGTCGATATCGGCGGCGGGGCCTGCCAGCGCGCGACGGGTGAGAACTATACCGGCGCGCGGACGAACTTTCGGTATGCCGCTTGGGCCATGGCCGCGGCAAAAGGCAAGCGCTATTTCAACTCCTCTCTCGGCGGCGCGCGGCAGGAATTCGATGAATTCGTGGCAAAAAGGACGGTCGAGGAATGACGCCTATACCGCATTGCGAGACGCACAACTTGCAATCCTCCGCGTAAAGCGTTACCCTTTCCACAGTATTTGGAATTTCGCGCCTCGTAGAGGGGCGCGTGGATTGAAACCACAGATATGGCAGCAATTTCACTAGGATTAGGAGACGCTGGGGGGGGGGCACCCCCCGGCGGCACCGGTGACCTCGACCTCGGTTCGCTCTTGGGGGACGCTTACGATTCGGCATCTGCCGATGAGACTCCTGGTGGCGAAGCTGGCGGCGATTCTTCGCTGCCTTCCGAAGGCTCCCAGGAAATCCCCGGCGGCGATGCGCCGACCGCACCGCAGACCCAGGACACAGCTCCGCAGGGAGACTCCCAGCCAAGGGCCGATGCCAACCAGTCCCCGTGGCAACTATCGCCAGACGGCAATTTCTATCAGGTGCCCAAGGCCGAACTGCCGCGAGTCCAAGGCGCATTGCAGTACAGCCAGCAAGTCAGCCAGATATTCGCCACGCCGGCCGAAGCGCAATCCGCCAGCCAACAGGCCTTTGACCACCGCACGATGTACAACGATTGGACTTTTGGAAGCGATCGGGCCGTCAAGAGCGTGCTGGACTTTTGGAGCGGAGCGAGTCACCAGGACCCGCAGTCGCGGGCGACATTCTCCCGCAGTTTCGAGAAAATGCTGACCATGGCACCGGGAGTTTTGCGGCAGACCAACCCGACGGCCTACCAAAACTTCATTCAGTCCACCGGGAAATCGCTGGTCGAATCCCTCTACGCCAAGGCCGCCCAGACTCAAAATCCAACGCACCTGGAAGACGCGCAGGCGGTCGAGTGGGGTCTGACGGGGCACTACCAGAAGGAATTGCCGCAGGCCGACCCTCAAGCGCAAGCGCGTACCGCGTGGGAGCAAGAGCGAGCTGACTTCGATAACCGCCAAAGCATTGCGTTGCAGAGAGATTCGGAAGGTTTCCAAACCTCTTCTCTGGACGGCCCGAAATTTCAGAAGATTGATGCGGCTCTGGATAAAATCCTGGCACCCATCAAGGCGAAATACAGCGATATCGCGTATAGGTCCATCAAAAAAAGCATTCATGATGAAGTCGGGGCCACCCTCCGACAGAGCGAATGGTGGACTGAGCATAAGCAGCAGTCTGACGCCATCATGCAGGACTACGGTACGGCTTGGCACTCAGGTTCGCGTGATGGCAGAAGTTTGCAACCGCGTGTTCAAGCGTATCATGCAGATTTTTTGTCCAGGGCAAACCGCGTACTTCCGTCAATCGCCGCGAAGTACGTCAATGCCACCTCACAGACCCCCGGCAAGCCGAGCGGCCGTCAGGCAGCCCCGCAACAGCGCGGCACCGACCGCCCCTCCGCATCGCCCCAGGCTCCAGTGGGGAAAAATGGACAACCCCAGCGGATCTCCTCCGACGAGTGGGACCGCCAATTCAAGGCGATATTCCGGTAGAAGCTCGACGCACGGCTTAACCTAAAAACGCAGCCACCCGCGCCGGACTCCACCGGGCCACCCCAAAGGAGTCTCAAATGGGCATCACCGCTCAAACGGCAAATGTCACCTCGGTAATGCTGGAGCAGGTAAACCAAAAACTGGGTTACCTGCTCGCGCAAAAGCAATCAAACTTCGCAAATCTGTTCAACAAGCAGGCCGAAAAACACAACGTGTCGGCTTTCAGTGACGGGGCAACCGGCGGCTCCCCAACCTACAGCGTCGGCGGCCCCGTGCTCGCCTGGCGCGTTCCCGCCCTCCTGTATATCGGGGGCGACTACCAAGCCTTCAGCCTCGACGGCGGCGACCTTGGCACCGGCTCGATGATGGGCACGGCTTTCATGGCCTTTGGAACCTTTGAAAACAACCTTGGGTTCAATTTGCCCATGCGTGCGATCATGGCCACGAAGGACAGGAAACAGGCCATTGTCAACGCCTTGAGTTTCTCGCTGGGAAAGGGCATTTCGGAAATGGCCATCTACAACGAGATCGGCCTTTTCAACGATTCCACCGGCACGCTGGCGCAGGCCAACGGGACCGGATCTCCCGTGATCTCCAGCGGCCAAGTGACGTACAACCTGGAAGCCACCTTCGCAACCAATCGCATCCGCGGCCAGAACATGCTGGTGGACATCTACAGCACGGCCAACGTGTTGCAGTTCGCCGGCGCCCGCGTTGCCTCGATCAACTACGCCAGCAACACCATCACGTTGAAGGGAGTCAGCACCTACACCCCCGTCAACACCGACCAGATCATGTTCCCGAACATGGGGCTCGGCGCCGCCGCCGGTGCCTACACCGCCGCCGCCGGTTCGTGGCGCAACGGAATCTACACCTTCAATTCGACCACCAGCTCCGGTTCGCTGGGCGGCCTGTCCTATGCGACCGCTTATGAACTGGTCACGCCTTCCGTCAACGGGCAGAACGGGTTCTATACCCCTTCGCTGGGATATGCCGGAAAAAGCCAACTGATTCAGCGCCGCGACGAGGAAGCCTATACCGACGTCATCGGCGTCTGCCACACCGCGCAACGAGTTTCGGCGTACTTGCAGGGAATCACGATTAGTAACTGGCTCCGCGGCAAGGCCGACAAAATGATCGACATCGCGCCGGGCGGAAACGACTACGGCGACACCTTCCCCTTCTGCGACGTCACGCACCACGTGTCCCGCTACGCCGGCAAAGCCCGAGTGGACTGGTTGAACCCCTCCAACTTCGGCTGGTGCCAACTCGCGGAGGTTGACTTCATCCAGACCCCCGAAGGAGAGAAAATCTTCATCGGGCATTCTGCGACCACCGGGAACCCGCAAGCGGGCTTCCAGTTCTACCTGCAAAATACGCGCCAGCTCTACTCCGTCGATTCGGGGTGCGGTGTGGTATTTTATTCGCTCGCGGTTCCCGCCGGGCAGTGATAAGTGCTTTATTTTCAGCCACTTGCCTGTATTGTCTTCTTGGGAATGGGGTGCCTGGACTTCGGGCACCCCGATTTTTTTCAACGCGGGTGCTATAATCCGCACAGGAGTAACGCATTGCGTAAAGCCATAGGTTTTCTCCTCGTTTTCGCGGCGGCGGCCTTCTCCCAGTCTCAGGCAACGAATCAGGTCGGCGGGCCGCCTCCAAACAATTACGTTTCGGTGTTCGACATAAGTTCGACTCCGCAGTATGTCTGCCAGGCGCAGGCCGTGCAGCCGGTGACGACGTTCCCCTTGGGGGGGACCCTCACCAACATTGTCGTTTCCTCGAATGTCGGGACGATCACCTTTACTTCCACCAGCTATCTGTGGGTCGGGGCGCAAATCACCGTCACTGGGGCCACCGTGGCGACCGCGCTCAACGCCACCTACAAGGTGACCGGCGTATCAGGATCGACGGCCACGATCACCACGGCGGGCGTGGCGAATGCCACCTACACTGACGCGGGCATGATGGTGGCGACCAATGCGCCGTTGCTGAACAATCCCGTGTGGGCGATTCAGATCACGCAATACACGAGCGGATCTCCCAGCGACCAGTATTGGGCCGGGACTCCATCGCCGGTCCCTCCGATGAACCTAAAGTGCTCAAGCCGCGCCAGTTACTAAACATGAACACAGAAATCGCCAACTTCAACAACCTGCTCGGAACTGAACTTGGGCGCCGCCCGGACGGCCATCCGATCTTCGCGTGGAAAAACAGCGATGTCCTTTTCTGGCCAGCATTCAAGACGGGCCGTACCATCGTCCGAAAGGTCGAGGTCTCGGTCCCCATCATCGGCGGCGGGACTGAAAACGTTGTCATCGAAATGCCGACTTCGGAGTACCGCCGCGACCGCCAAATGCGCTCTCGCGATACCTGGGTGGTCACCAAGTGGCTTTCGCCGGAGGATTTGATCTACGGCACCGACAGCCCGCACGGAAAAGTTCGTGGCACTTTTGACACGGTAGACCGTCCGACTGTTTCCCGTGAAACAGTGATCGCTCTCTGGAGCGAACGCAATCCAGGAGCACCATTCCCGGCGGCCGGCTGGCGCATCCCGACAAACGCGACCCTGCCAGCGCGCGACGGTGGGCCGCGGGAGCCAAACTGGATAGACACCGAATGGTTTATCGCCTGCGTCAAGGAACAAACGCGGCTCGGGTTCCAAGAGCGGTTGCAGGAGCAGTACGACGGGAAGGATGCCGTGGACGCCGCAATCGACAGAACGATTGGGGACGTGATCTGTGATTGTTTTCCCGCATTTTTGAACGATAACCCTGGAAAGCGTGGCGGCTCCGTCAGTTTCCCGTTCTGGGCGAAAAGGGATAGGCTATAATTCAAACGAGGTAATCGAATGGCCCGCTACATCGCAGATTGCAGGTTTTTGGCGTCTATCTATCCAGGGCCGCTGCCCGTGATTCGGAGAAATTACGGGAGCAGCGTTAACGGGGAAGGGGCCGGGGCCACCAGATCGACCGCGTTTGAGTTGAAACCTGTGCCGCGCGGCGAAGACCCGTTCGTGCTTCAGATTTTCGATTCGTTCGAGGAAGTCATGGACATCGCGGGACTGAGCGCCATGACTGGCATCCCCAAGAGGCCAAGGATCTCCAAGCCGGTGTCGGTCGAAAGCATCGTTGCCGATCTCCTGAAACACTGGACCGGAGGCCTGTCCAACGTGCCCAACGGGGCGATGCCGGGGATTATTGAATTGAGGCCTATGAAGGTGGAACTTCGGAAATACTCCGAAGACGGGACACTTCCCGGCCCCAACAGAACAGAACTGGCGCAGATGACGGACCAGCAGACGCGCTACTTCGAGTTCCTGTTCGCGGAAGGCGAAAGGCTGAACGATCAGAAGAACTGGCAGGAAATCACCGACACCATGCGGCTGGCGGCCGATTGGCTCGGCTTCGAGCGCGTTTGGTCGCACCGCGCTATCGCCCGCGACACTTACGCCTGTCCGCTCTGCACCAAGATCATTTCGTTGGCCGCGGTGTTCTGTCCCGAATGCAAACAGCAGCTTCTTACGATACCGCCGGCCATCGCCGCGATCCAATCGCAGGCCCAACCTGTACGAAAATAGGAGAAAAACGATGCTCTGCCCACAGTGTGACGGGATTCTGAATCTTATGGGTTGCCAATCGTGCGGCTGGAAGCACGGCGATCCATCGACCCGCAACGAAGCGACTAACCCGCGAAAGTCCGGGAAGGAATACGGGGTTCCGGGGGTCGGACTCATGACCGTTCACACGGGGGGCAGGACTGACGCCCTGCCCGGATTCAACGTGAACAAGGATACGGAACTCGTTATTCTCAGCGCGGTTCATCGTGGCCTGGCACAGGCGCACGGAGAGCCCCCAGCTCTCTTCATTACCGCCGAAATCGTAAAACTACGCCTTTCGGATGGTTGGGGACGTGACCCGCGGGCATTCATGCAGCAGGGAGTTTCAGGTCCCCTCGTTGGCGGACCTGGGCTTCCCAATCCGCTGGCCCCGGCGCCGGATTCTGTCCAGACGATCCCCTACGTCGAAGTGAACGCGGGTTCCTCGCCGGTGCCGGAGCAGAATATCGACCACTCCCTTCCGCCCTCGACATCCGCCGACCAAGCTCGCGAAACCGCGCCCCTCGTTCAAAAGGTAGACCCTCACGAACCTGGCGCGCCTCAAGGACTTCGCGACCTCGGAACGATGCGAACCGGCAAAGTGCAGTAGGGGTGCAACGTGGCCATTTGTACGGTCCAGGCGGTTCTTGATGATGTGCGCGGCCTTCTGAGCGACGTGCAAGTCGTTGGCGGGGAAACGTTTACCAACAATTACCTGCTTGGCGTCACTGGCAGCGGCAACGCCGGTTCCGGCAGCCTCTTCGGGGAACCCTACCGGACCATGTTCTCCAAGATCACGGGCGGATCGAAGCGAGTCCAGCCGAACGTCTTGGTCGTACTCCCGGCAAACACCACCGTCCTGATCCCGCAGACCTACAACATCACCGATTTCAGCGAACCCGAAACAATTGAAGAGCGCGCGGCTGGACCCAGCATCGCAATTGCCTCCACCGACACCGCAACGCCGATCAACGTCACGTGCGTAGTCCCGCACAATCTCGGGCCGAATGGGAGCATGGTTGAGGGTGCCATTTCCGGCGTGCTATCGACCCCGGCGCCATGGGGGAATTGGTTCGCCACCGTTACAGGAGCGGAGACATTCTCGCTAAACGGCAGCGGCAGCGACGGCATCGCCGGAACGGGTGGGGCATTTTATCCAGGCTCGCAGGTTCCATTCACGGAAGTCTTCCCGGCGGATTCTCCTGGCACTCTGGACGGTGCGCCGGGCGGTTGCCTTGGGAACTATCTCTGGGCGAACAACCGGCTGCAATTCCGCGGCGCCACTTCGGCGGTTCAACTGCGGATCACGTACTATGCCAGCGGGACGGCCCCCACGAATCCGGCCTACGTCATTCCCATCGACAACTGCCGGGACTTCCTCGCGACGGCCACGGCCTCGGCAGCGGCCCGCGCGAAAGGATGGATGCCGATGCACGATGCCTTGCGGAACAAGGCATACGGCGATCCCTCTCACTCGGAAGAACTTTCGCTCATCGACTTGTTCTACATGGCCCAGGTCATGGCGGACCAGCGCGGCCCCCAGCGCAGACAGGGGCCGTTCCGTAGTCGCCGCTCCAAATTCGGGACTTACGTGATAGGATAATGGTCGGTTCGATTCCGACCGTTCTATTCCGCGATTGGTGCAATGCCTGTTCGGGTGGTAAGTCTCCGCTGAGCCTGTACGGTGTCTCAGCCCTCCGCAGGACGCGGGGCGTCGGGGATGGAGAAGTAGGACCCACATAATGAGCCGCCCAAACTATGCAGTTCGGATAAAGGTGCAAACGTCGGTTACGCGGGACGTACTGACCGCCTTAGCGAAAATTCCGGGGGTAGCCAAAGCAGAAGACGTTGGCGAAAACATAGTATTTCTGACATTGAACAGTGAAGAGGATAGCCTGATAGACTTCTGCGAATGGGCAGAGGCTTCAGGCATTGTGCGCGGTGCCCAGGCCATGGCGAACCACGTCAAGGGGATGCTGGTCCAGTCCCTCGCAGGCAAAATCCCCAAACCGGAGAGCAAACTTACCCGAGAGTGAGCCGTTTGCGCTAAAATCCAGAGCAGGAGGATTTTAACCGATGGCTCCAGGTGGAAATGGACAGGGGGGAAACCCCCAGCAACCGATGGCCCGATATCAGCGTGGGGGCGGAGGCATGCCGCCACAAGGCGCGATGCCGCCCGGTGGCCCGCAGCAAGCCGGTGGCCCGATGGCCCCGCGCGGAGGTCCGCAGGGGATGGCTGGCCCGCAATCAGGGATGCCTCCAGGGCAGCCTCAACGGATGCCCGCGCCTTGGATGCAGCAGTCGCAAGGCGGCGCACCCCCGGCACCCGGCGGCGCACCAGGTCAAACCGGACCTCCGGGCGCACCGGGCGGCGCACCAGGTGCCCAGCCTCCATGGCAGCAAGGCGCGGCGCCGGGGGCACAGCGTCCAACTTACCAAGGGGCCGGTGGACCTCCACAACCACAACCGCCGCAGAGCCAAGCAACTCCCGGCGGCCTTCAACCGCAACCGTGGCAACCTCCGAAACAGCAATACTGAGCGAAAGGAGATAACCGATGGGCGGATACACACTCCCGGTGGCGACGTCGCAAGACCCCAACGACCCGTCCCAAGCAAATCCTTACGCCATGTATGGCTATAACGGCTACGGCGGGTTCTCGCCGTACTCCGGGGTGGACACGTCTTCGCAGAATTGGGGGTCTGCCATCGGCGCGGGTGGACAGGACGTAAGCCCCAACGCCAGCATCTCGGATATTACGTCCGCCAATCGGAACCAAATATCGGACGAAGGCAACACCATTGCCCAGCAGGGCGCGAACGAGTTGAATTATTATTCGCCCCTTCAGCAAGCCGACACGAGCGCGGAGAATTCGGCGCTCAACCAGCTCCAGGCAACGCCGGGATTTACGCCTGCCCAATCTTCGCAGATCAACGCCGACTATTCGCAGTACAATACGGCTCCGTCTCAGTACGGCGGCATCACCGACACCCTGAACGCAGGCACCGGAGCGGAGGGGGCCGACCTCAACCAGTACCAAGCTGACCTCGGGGCACAACTCGGGGCTTACTCCACGAATCTCGGCGGCGAAGTGGGCAATTATGACACGTGGACCGGAGGAGCCAATTCGGCATACGGGACCAATGTGAATACCGCAACTTCCGGGCTTGGCGCGGGACTTCAAGCGGCGCAAGGACAATTCGGCGGCCTGAATACCGCCGTGAACAATACGGCGCTCGGATTCGACCCCAACGGCACCGAACAGCAACTCACGCCGGCCCAGCAGCAGGCGATGGTCACAGCGGCCGGTACGACCGTCGGGAATCAGTTCCAATCGGCGGAAGACACGTTGATGCAGCAGGCGGCGGCGCAGGGTAATACGAGTCCCGAAGCGCTGGCGGCCATGCGCCAGCAACTTGTAACGCAGGGAGCGGCTACCGCTGGCGACACGATGACACAGGCTGGGATCGCGGCGGAACAGGCAGGATTCCAGCAGGCAAGTTCCATCGAGCAGCAACGGGAAGGGGCAACCCAAACCCAAGCTGGCCTGCAGGCTACGGCGGCAACTACGGAGGAAGCCGCGGCGCAAGCGGCGGCGGCGCAAGCTGGCCAGACCAATGTGGCAGCCCAGGAGAATATCGGGGCCGAGAATGTCAACGTGGCCGCGAATGCCGGGACGCAGGGTATCAATGCCGCCAACACCATCGGCGCGGAAAACGTCGGGCAGGTTGCGAACTACGGGCAATTCGCTACTGGCGAAGCCAACACCATGACTGGGCAGCAGTACAATAATGCGCTCACTCAGGCGCAGATGCAGTACAGCCAGGGGACCGGAAGCCAGCAGTTGACTTCGGGCGGCGCGCAGACGGTGGGGGCGGCGCAACAGGCTGGCATGGCCTCTTATCGTTCTGGCGTAGCTGGCGAGGAGGCGCAAGCGCAAGCTGGGGGTGCTACCGCTCAGCAGACGGAACTTGGGGCGTATGGCACGCAAACCAGCGGTGTCAATAATGCCACTTCTACGCAAGCGAATTACGCAATCGGCAAGCCTTCTCTCGGAGACTCCGCGGCCAATACTGGGGTCGGTGCTGCTGTTTCTGGCGCGGCCTCTGTGCTCGGGCTGGAGAAAGGTGCTTTAGTGACTGAACCGGGGACCTACAAACTTGGCGAGAGCGGCCCCGAGATGGTGGTCAAGATGCCCCGTTATCGCTCTACCAGGAAATCGGGATATGAAGACTTCGGGAAGGCGGCATAAAATGGGTGGATTCGCTCAAAATCTAGGCAATGGTATCGTACAGAACGCGCAAAACCGATCCCCGGTGTTCAAGGCTCTCTATAACCGCTACATGAGCGGAAGGAACCCCGCCGGCCAGCCCGGCTATGGCCAGACGGCCAATACGGACGGCTGGACCATCGGAGGGCAGCCAATGGGTGCCACTCCCAGCGGGGGCGCACCGGGTTCTCCGATGGGCACCCCGCCATCCGGTGGACCGATCCCCGGCCCGACCGGACCTCCCGGTGGAGATCCCGCCGCGGACGAAGGCGCGGGCATTCCGCAACTCGCGTCTGGTACGGTGGTGGACAAGCCGATCATCGCCAAATTGGGAGAAGGCGGTCCGGAGGCGGTTGTGCCTCTGACGCCGCGCGCCGGAAATAAGATGCAACCGGATATCCTGGAGGGGCGCGTCCCGGCTCCGCGCGTGCCTGGCGTTCACTACTCGCGCTACAAGGGATATAACAGATTTGGTGGCGGCGCTGGCGGGCAAGTGTAGAAAATGGGCGGATATTCCACAGCGATACAGCCCGGAGATTCATCGGTCTACCCGCAGGACTGGGACGATCTCTACGCCCAGCCGCCGCGACCGCTCGCGCCCGGAGTTCCGCCCGCGTCGATGAATTCCGCTGCCAGTTCCTACGGGTTCCAGCCAGACGCGGACCCGTATCAGGACAACCCTTGGTATCGCACGCCGTTGCCGGACGGAGCAATGTCACCGGACCTTAGTTCATCCGGCGCATCGGGGAGTGGACAAACTTCCCAGCCGCAAGCGAACATGGTCACCGGCCCTCCCAGTTCGGCGGCCGGCCAATTGCTGTCAGACGGCGCGAAAGAACCCCCACCGCAGGTAAATGCGATGCCACAGGGACCGCCTACGATGCCAGCGCGGATGCCGCCTCCGGGTACGGTCGATCCCGATAGTGGCCTCATTATTCGCGGGCCGGACCCGAATGCCATTGCGGCACGGCAGGCGCAGCAGTCCATGCCGCCGCTATCCGCAGCAGTCCAAGCAGCCGCACAGCGCATCGCAGGCGGCCCTCCGAAAATGACCTCGAATTGGGCGCAACGTCTCAGCATGGCGGTTCTGAGTCTCGGCAAGCTGGCGCCCTACGCGATGCAGATCACCCATCCGCAATGGACCCAGAAGATGAATGCGTACCAGCAGGACGAAAAAGACCTCGGGACGCTCTCGACGGTGCAGGAAACGCAGCAACGCGGAAACTATTTCCAAGGGTTAGAAAGCGGCCGTCAAGAGGAGCGTCGCATTACCGCGCAAGGCCGTCAAGACGTGGCCCAAACGCAGGCCAGACAGGACACCGCGCGCCGTGAACAGAATGCTTTCGACGTTCTGACGAAAGGGCGCACTCTGGTCTATCGTGGCCCAAACGATCCGGTGCCGCAGGGATGGGAACCGATCCCGTTAGCAAATCCCGCGCTGCCAGGTGGCTGGCAGGCATACGCCCCAAGCCCGCTCGCAACCGTTCCAAAGGAACTTCTGCCATATCTGCCTGGCTATCAAGAGGGCGAGACGATTGACCGTGACGCCCTGGAGAGAGCGACCAAAACCTATCAAGGACAGATTGAAAAGCAGGCAACGCAAGCGCCTCAAAAACCACCAGGGAGCCCCACTGAAGTATTGATGAATCCGCAAGCCTTCACGCCTGCCCAAGTGCAGACGGCGCAGAAATTGTTTGACCAGGAGCATCGAGATCCGAATGCACAACCGGGGGGCGTCATTGCGGCCCGTAATCCTTCTCTTCCTACAGATCAGCGCGACGAGGGCATTTTACAAGGATTGAGCCCAGCGGACAGCGCCATCGTTAAGCAACTCGTTGACTACAAGTACCCGATACCATCGGGGACGGCCTTGCGAACTCCGTTTTGGCAAAAAATTATCGGCGCTGCCGCGCAATACGATCCGACGTTTGACGCTTCGCAATACTCGAATCGCCAAAAACTGCGGAACGATTTCATGTCTGGCAAGTCTTCGCAGTCCATTAACGCACTCAATACCGTCGCGCAGCACATCGGGCAGCTGGAGCAGAACTGGGCGGCTTTGAAAAACTCAGGCAGTCCTATGTGGAACGCTCCCATCAACTGGATTGAACAACACGTGGGCGGCGACCCTCGCATGTCGGCGTTTGCTAACGACAGCCATGCCGTGGCGGATGAATTGATGCGGACGTGGCGGCAGACGCAGGGCTCCGATTCGGAGGTAAAGCAATGGGCAGACCAGGTCGGGATGAACGCTTCGCCCGCTCAGCAACAGAACATCACCACCGAACTTTATAAATTGATCGGAGGAAAACTGGCGGCGCTCAAAAGCCAGTACGAGACGGGCATGGGGAAACCTGCGGATTTTCACATGCTCGCGCCAGAAACGGCCAAGCGGTTCCAAGCGCACGGGGTTCCCCCGGTTGATCTCGATCCCGGCTCGACTTATGGATCTTCCGCCCAAAGTTATTCAATGACGGCTACCGGCCCCAATGGGCATAAGGTCGGTTCAAACGATGGGAAGGCTTGGTTTGATATCTATACTGGGGCAAAAGTAAAATGACTCCCAGTCCTCCTTCCGGCTACCCCGGCGTATTTGGCACTGTCACGGCTTACGCTGGCGAAGCCCCTCCC